TCATTGCTCATTGATCTTTCGTATAATTCTCCTCAGTTTGCCTTCGTAGTCGGGGTCGGTGGCATAGCCTGCTTGTGCGATGAAGTGAGCAAAGGCGAGAGGGTCTTCACGGTGGAGGAGTGCTTGGCGGTAGCGAGGGTTGCGGGTGAGCAGTCGGGCGTGGTGCAGGAAGCTCTCAGCGGGGGAGTCGTAGCGGCGAAACCAGTCCTTGACCACGTGTAGGTATTTGCCATTGGGCAGCGGGGTGATGCTGAGAATCTCGGGGAAGTCGCCCTTACGAGCGGGCTTAGGGAGTATCTCTTGGGTGCGCAACAGCTGCTTGAGGTGGTCAGGGGTGAGTGCGGTGGCCTTGATACCGAAAAACATATTGCCGGGGGTATGGGCGCCCCAGCCTGTCTCCAGCGCCGCTTGGGCAAGACTAAATAGGGCGGAAATACCCGTAAGTCGTTCGCTATCAAGGGCGTAGGGGATATATTGTTTCTTAAAAACGTAGGGTGATAGTGGCTGCATGTTGGTGTATTTTAGGAAAAGAAGTAAGAGTTTGTTTGTCAATAATATAGTGTATGTTTCCCTGTATCCATGAGGCACGTAGGGCACTGATAACCTCTTGGCAGAGTTCTTTCAGGCGGTAGCGTGGGGATACGTATTGGGCGCCTATCCTCCCCATATATACGTAATGGTCAGGGACATAGAGGAGAATCTGTGCCTGCCCACTGGGAGGGGGTAGCTTCTCACTCGGGGGTTGTCCCTTGGGGCGAAGGTAGCGGTAGGCAAGACACTGGATGACTATATCCTCCTTCTGTGAGTCATTAGGACGGTCATTGCCTAAGTAAATGCCCCCGCTGAGTCCAAGACGCTTCCTCACCTCAGGGGTGGAAAGAAGCTGGTAAAGGTGGGTTTCTATTTCGAAAGTCACGAGAACAATGATTAATGATTAATGAACAATGAATAATGATTAATGAACAATGAATAATGATTAATGAGTAACAATTGAACATTAAAAATTGATCATTGAACATTGAACATTATAAAAAGATTCTATTATGCAGTTGTCCTTGGTCGTATTTCTGTACGATGGAGCAGCTACGGGGGTCGTTGCCTTCGGGGTCGTTGGCAATAAGGATAAGGGAGCCCTCGGGGATGTGTGGGGCATCGCGGGGGAGGTACACCACATAGGCGAAGCGGCGGAAGGAGGCATTGGCGGTCTGTACATGATGGTAGAGGCTATTGGCCAGAGGTACTTCCTGCCCCTTGCTATTGGCCTCCTGCAAGCAGCGACAGGCAAAGGAGCGCGAGAGGGTACTCGCCGTCCATGTGCCATCCGCCCGCTGCTGCGAGAGGGAAGGAGTAAGAAGAAAAAGATAATGAGGGTAAAGCATTTTGAGTGAAGAGTGAAAAGTGAAGAGTGAAGAGTGAAGAGTGAAGAGTGAAAAGTGTAGCCAAGCGAATGAGCTTGGGTATGTGGTGAAGAGTGAAAAGTGAAGAGAGAAGAGTGAAGTTAGCTGTGGGCACTCGCTGGCTACATTCTTCGTTCTTCGTTCTTCGTTCTTCGTTCTTCGTTCTTCACTCCCTCCGTTCTTCACTCTTCATCACCATATCTGTGATTGGTCGTTGAGTTTAGGGGCGTGGGAGGGGAAGAGGATGTTGCGCTCGCCCAGCTCATAGCATAGGGCGGTGTAGTACTCCTTGAGGGCTTCTAAGTTCCAGCTTTGGGAGTAGGCACCTTCGCTTTTTTTCAGGGAGGCGGGTGCCAGTATCAAGGAGAAGAATTGGTAGATGGCTCTGTCGCAGCGGGCTATCTCCACGGGGGCTTGTGGAGATAGCTGCGCTTTGAGCAGAAGCAGCTCGAGGGTTTCCTTCTCTATCCCTAAGGGCGAGAGGGTACGGCTCAGGTATAGAGCATTGGTCATTAGTTCTTGTTCCATGAGGTGCTGTTGGTTTGCATAAGGATGGAGCGAGCGGCGAGGTTCCAGGCAGGGAAGAGGTTGGCGATACCCTCGGTGACCTCGCGCACAGGGGATTCTTCGGAATACTTCTTGATGAGGGTATGCCCGTGGAGCACCTTTAGGGCGTGGGAGGAAGTCATCTTCATGTCGATAGGGGCTTTCCAGTAAGTGTTGCCCAAGACCTTGCTTTCGGAGAAGAGAATCACGTCGTCCTCGAAGGGGTTGCCCGTTCTTGTCTCCCCACTGATGGATTGCAAGGAGATCTCCTGGTCGATGACGATGATCTGCAAACCGCGATAAGTCTCGGCATGCTTGGCAAGGTAGGCATTGACGGTACTCAGGTCAGGAGCATCGGCAAGGGGAGCATTCGCATAGGGAGCACAGCGCTTGCCTATTTCCTCTTGTGAGGCAAACTTGAGGAAGGTATCCACGTTCATAAAGGCATATTTGTAAGAAACCCCGTGGAGCTGTTGCCCTAAGCGCAAGGCCTTGATGAAGTCCTTGGAGAGGGGTTTTCCGGTGGTATTATTGTTGTAAGAGGCCTCTACTCCTATTTTCTGAGCGGCAGGGATTTGGTAATCCAAGTCGTACTGACTTACTACAGAAGCGTTGTTCTCGGTAGTCAGCGAGAAGCGTCCTAAGGAAATCTGTTGGAGTGCCATCCATTCGGCACGAGCAGCGATACCATGCCAGCAGGCCTTGGTGTCATCAGCCCAGAACTCGATAAGGGAGAGCATATCGGGATTGGCGCCACAGGCAGCTACCATTAGGTCGTACTCAGTGAGTTCGTCCTCATTCTTCTCGCGAGCGATGGAGAGCTTAGGGATATCCCCAGAGAGCTTAGAGAGTCCTTTGCGGTTTTTTTTAGGAATAGAAGCGCCACGAGCGATGATATCTCCGGCTACTTTCAGCCCTGCTTGCCCCTGAAGCATACGCCACGAGAGGGTAGAAGCCTCTCGCAAAGGAAAAAGAGTAGGATAATAATATTGTTCGAGATTGTAGGAGCCTACAACCGCTTGCAAATCGGTCTGGTTAAGACCTGTCATAAGTGATGCATTCATTTTTTTTAATAATTAGAGAACAATGATTAATGATTAATGATTAATGATTAATGATTAATGAATAATGAATAATGAATAATGAATAATGAATAATGATTAATGATTAATGAACAATGATTAATGATTAATGAATAATGAACAATGAATAATGAACAATGAATAATGATTGGACATTGACCATTGAAAATTAATCATTGATCATTGAAAATTGACCATTGAAAATTAATCATTGACCATTGATCATTGAAAATTAATCATTGATCATTGAAAATTGATCATTATAAAAAGATAACTCCTTTGAGGGCGTCTTTGATGGTTTTAGGCATAGGGGGCATGAGGGCTTCACTCACTACGCAACTCACCCAAGCGGCACAGAAAAGGTTGTCGCGCATAGGCACCAAGTAGGTGTAGGAGGCCAAAGCCACGGGGGTCACCTTGGGGAGGAGGTCATTGCCCTTGGACTGGAATAGGGGTGTTTCCTTAGGGAGTTCCACTCCTAAAGCCGTCTCGAGAGTCAGGAGGTCATACTCAGGGTTTTGCTTATTGACTGTTTTGATTTTCTGCCCCTTAGTGGTATCCGCAGCGATATAGTCCCCAGGGAGGAAGTGATGTCCCTTGGCAATCTTTATCTCAGTAGCAGAGGCGCTTGTCAGGGTAGTGGAGGTTCGGGCTGTTTTCACGGCAGCATAGCGCCCGAGGGAGTCCTTGCCGATAGGCGTTCCTGCGATCAGTTTAGCACCCCCTAAGACCTCTGTTGTAATGGTTACCCCACCGGAGAGGTCGGCCAGGGTGTGCATAAAAAGACCTGGGGAGGGGTAGGATTCGGTAATGTGTAATTTCATAGGTCGTTGTTGGTAAAAGAGTTATACTTGTTTTCCTTTGAATTGTTGCTGCGCGTTGGCTTGGAGTTGGATAAAAGAGACCACCGCAGGAGAGACATTCTGGCGCGGTGTCTCCTTGGTGTAAAAAGGTGGGTGTTGTAATGCCAAGCTTCTGTTGGCGAGGGTTTGATTTGCTTGTTGTACGTCATTTTTCTTTTGTTGTAGATATTGTTCGAAATCGGTAGGGGTAGCAAAGTGCATTAGGGGGAAGTCGCGGAGACTCTGCATGCGGAAATTGCTATCTTGGCACTGAGCGAGTACCTCCTGAAGACGGTTGTGTTGTAGCTGTTGTTTTTGTTGTGTCTCGAATAGGCTTAGGCGCTGTTCGAAAGCCAGTACAGCCTTGCGTACACTCTCCTCGATGCGCTTGTCCAAGGAGTCCGCAGCACTTGGGGTATCCCCTGCTACAGAGGGAGTTATGCCTGTCGGGGTGGGGGGTGTTGCCGCAAGATAGTCCGCCACTTGCTCTGCGGTGAGCTTATTGACCAAGGCTTGTCCTTGGTGAGCATCAGGCTGTTGGGCAGCCAAGGAAGCAGCTAAGGTTTCCAAGTGAGCGGCATCCATTGCTGAAAATTTCTCTGTCAAGAGCGATAAAAATTCTTCTTTGTTCATGGTTTTAGGATTATGGGGTATTAGGGTTTCGTAGACTAACGCCTAAGACCTGTTTTAAATTCGATGCAAAAGTACAACATTTTTGATGTACAAATCAAGAAGAATCGTTGTGAGAAATGAGAATAGAAGTAGGAGGGGAGAGATCAGTGAAAAGTGAAGAGTGAAAAGTGAGCAGAGGTCAGTGAGCAGGGGTCAGTGAACATTAATCATTGAACATTGATATTGGCATGAGGTTTTTTGCGTGCGTTGTAGGGGCGATTTGCAAATCGCCCTATGCTGTTGCGTGCGTTTTTTCCTCAAATTCGCCCGCATTGCAAATTCACCCATGTTTTCAATTGCCCCCCCATGTGGAAGGGCGAATTACAATTCGCCCCTACGCGTGTGTTATCCGAACGTTGGCGAATATACATGTAAATATGTGTAAATATGCATGTAAGTACACAAAAAAAGGCATTACGGGCATGGTGTGAGTATGTTTGCGCACGTTGTAGGGGCGAATTGAAATTCGCCCACATTTCAAATTCGCCCATGTTTTCAATTGCCCCCATGTGGAAGGGCGAATTACAATTCGCCCCTACGCGTGTGTTTTCTGGACGTTCGCAAATATGCATGTAAATACACAAAAAATATTACGGGCATGGTATGAATATGTTTGTGTGTGTTGTAGGGGCGAATTGCAATTCGCCCACATTTCAATTCGCCCCTACGCGTGTGTTATCCGAACGTTGGCAAATATCATGTAAATATGTGTAAATACGTGTAAATATGCATGTAAATACACAAAAAACATCATGGGCATGGTGTGAGTATGTTTACGTGTGTCGTAGGGGCGATTTGCAAATCGCCCATACAGAGGGCTTTGTTTTCAGACTCTAAAAATCGTTAAAATAAATACAGTTAACAAAATAAAGTCAATAAACAGTGAAAAAATTTTTATATTTTCCCTGTAAATCAGAAAAAATAAATGTAATAAATATGAAAAAGTTGTTTTTTGCAGGGTTGCTTACTGCAATAGTAGGGGGGTAGTGGCGGCGTCACTTCCCTTCCAAGCGATACTCAAGGGGGTATACAGTAGTGCTACAAGTGGATCATAACTATACCCTACAGGCGAGTGCTTCAGGTTACAAGAGCTCCGAGCCTGTCACCTTCCCCGCCAATACCAACGACCCCGAACGTGCAAGACTTTAGGCTGAGTGAGCGGTAAAAAATAAAAGAGAGCGCAAGCTCTCTTTTACCAATTCTAACCACAAAATCTAATATATGAAAAACAATTTATCTTTTTGTTTCTTTGACGGTGCAAAGGTAGTGTGGTTTTCTTCTTTGACCAATAGATTTTTATTATTTTTTTCTATACCACTATTGATTTTTTCTATTTAACTTCCTCTGCTTACCGCTCACCGCTCACTGTCAATGCAGGGCATGGGCGATTTGCAAATCGCCCCTACAGCAGGATACAAAATCCTCGTGCTAATATGTCAATGATTAATGATCAATGATTAATGATCAATGACCTCTGCTTACTGCTCACTGTCAATGCAGGGCATGGGCGATTTGCAAATCGCCCCTACAGCAGGATACAAAACCCTCGCGCTAACATGTCAATGATTAATGACCTCTGCTCACTCTTCACTTTTCACTCTTCGCTCTTCACTCTTCACTCTTCACTCTTCACTCTCCGCTGCTCTCTTATATGTTAAATCTCTTGTTTTCGGCTTCAAAATGTTGTAATTTTGCAACGTTTTTAATGTCGATTAGTAGTCTATTACTCATTACTCATTGATCATTAATCGTTAGTCATTGAACATTGATTATTATGAAGGATTCATTTGTATTTTATCGTGATTGGCTCAACGTAATGGAGCAATTACCCGCTGAGATTCAGCTCGAACTGTACCAAGCAGTAGCCCAGTATGCCCTCAATGGCAAAACGCCTACGCTCTCGCCTATGGCAAAAATCGCCTTCGGGTTTATACAACAAACCCTTGATAGAGATGAAGATAAGTATCATAAAACAGTCGTATCAAGTAAAGTGAGTGGGCGCATGGGAAATCTTAAGAGATGGCATAAAGATCTTTATCAGAAAGTGCTCAAAGGAGCTCTTTCTTTAGAAGATGCTGAGGATATCGCCCAAGCGATGAAAAAATCGCCCCCCGATAAGAAAAATCGCCCCCCGAAAAATTTATCGCTTAATGATAATGATAATGTCAATGATAATGATAATGATAATGATCTTTCTTTTTTAGAAAAAAAGAAACAAAAAAGCGCGAGTGTAAAAAAAAGTGGCATCGAAGAAATTGATTTTCAAGAGCTTTCGGTAGAGACGCTTAAGGAAGAAAAAGAAAAAAATTCCGCGCAAAAAGAAAAAGAAAAATCCTCGGCCAAGGCATTCACCCCTCCCTCTCCTGCAGAAGTGGCAGCCTATTGTAGGGAGCGCGGCAATGATATCTCCCCTGAGAGCTTCTGTAGCTTCTATGCCTCCAAGGGCTGGCGCGTGGGGAATCAGCCTATGAAGGACTGGCGCGCTGCTATACGACACTGGGAAACACGGCGCGCTCATGAGAACAAACAGCAATCTTTCCCCAAAAACAAACAATCTCAACCCTTAGTTATCGATGAAAATGGAAACATCTTGTCCGCAGAGACTAACAACAATACCACACAAGCCAACACTTATGTGGCAGGAAGACAAACCGCAGCTTCTCTTAGCGCAAATCTCCAAGGTTGGTAATGGGCTTTCTCCCGTGGGCTTTGTCGAGAAGCTCAGGGACTTTGCTCCTTTGCGAGAACAGCCCGAGCCGGTAGCCCGTATGGCTATTGGGCTGATTGTCACTCAGCATGCGGCTTTGATAGGTATCAAGGGCACTATTGATGCCATGAACAAGGAGGATATCTCCAACCTTGTCTGTAGCCGCTTTGCTCACTTGGCTTTGGAGGAGCTCCACAAGGCATTCCAGCTCGAGCGCTATGGGGAACTGGGGGAGGCTACTGCGCACTACAACCTGATCAATGCACCCTATATAGCTCAGGTACTCACCAAGTATGTCTCTTGGCTGAGGAAAACACGCCAAAACCATCCTCACCTCTCCCTCGAGAGGACTCCCCGAGAGGAGACTCCCCCTGCACCTCCCTCCCGAGAACGCATAGAAGCACTCGTCCAGCAGATGCAGCAGCAGTACTTGCAAACCGGACAAATGCCCCTGTTCTGCTCTTGGCTCTTTGATGCCATGCGGCAGGTGGGCATGCTCCCTGATTTCTCCCCAGAGGAAAAAAACTCCTACAGGCTCGCTACCAGAAGGAACGACTCGAACTCTGTAAAGAGAACAGACCCAGATACAACCCCTCCGCCTCCCTCTATGAGGAAATCGCCCTGAAAAAAGAAATCGCCTTGAAATACTTTTTTGAACAGAGGGCAGGGGAGAGTGAAGAGTGAAAAGTGAAGAGTGAAAAGTGTAGCCAAGCGAATGAGCTTGGGTATGTGGTGAACAGTGAGCAGAAGTCATTAATCATTGAACATTGATCATTAATCATTGATATTGGCATGAGGGTTTTGCGTTCTATTGTAGGGGCGATTTGCAAATCGCCCATATTGACAGGTGATCATTAATCATTAAAAATTAATCATTAACCATTGAACATTGATCATTAACCATTGATCATTAAAAATTAATCATTAAAAAAAATGCTTTATATTACCATTCCAGAAGAATCGATAGAGGAATCCTATCGAGAAGTTTTTGTACATTTGTATACCACCGTTCAGGCCTTGGGGGGTAGCATCCGCTATAGTTTTGAGAAGGCCAAGAATCCTTTGCAAGAGAGGGAAAGTAACGGGTCTTCTTCGTGTGAGTCAGCGAGTTGTCCCGCAGGGCTGAGCCATGAGCGTCTTGGGCAAATCCTCACGAAGGTCTGCCGGCTGACGGGCTGTTTGGCACAGGAGATATGTTCGACCAGTCGAGTGCCTAAGCACCTGTATGCGCGCCTGTTCTTGGTGCACTTAGCCTGCCAAGAGGGTGCCACCGTCTCCCAGCTCTGCCTGCTGCTGGGGCGCGCTCCATCGACCATCTACCGCCTACGTAAGCAATACGACCAAGAAGCCCTCTATAATCCAGCCTTTAGGAAGATAGTGAAGAGTGAAGAGTTAAGAGTGAAGAGTGAAAAGTGA